CCGCCTCACCATGATGTGTTCTTGTTGCTGGCCCGTGTTGAAGTCCTCGTTGTATATCTAAAGCATCATATCTATTACCTTTTACACCATTCATCATTATTTTAATGACTTGTTGTGACGCTTTACCTAAATGTTTGGACATTTTTTTAATATCCATATCTAAATGTAATTTTGCTTCTTGTGAGCTATATGGGGCTGGTGTAGCCCAGAAATCTTCGTTTACAGATTCTTCCACTATATCTTTTAACTTAATCACAACTAATCTCTATTATAAGGAAGAATTTTATTTAAAGTTTCTTTTCTTTTAATACATCCATTACATTCTTTAATAGTTCCGCGAGATATAGTTTTTATAGCACGAGAAATTGTATCACCAATACCTTTATCAATGTTTTTAATAGTCTGTTTTTCAATTTTTATAAAATCTTTCATATTAAATATTCATACTCGCTCTTTTTTTCAAAGATTTAGCTCTTTTCTTCTGAATCTTACCCATTTGAGACTTCATTTTTTTCATTCGTTTTCTAGCGGCCTTTTTTCCAGTTTTTATATCTTTAGCGGTCTGTTTTTTACAACGTTTTCCGCCACTATCTACTTTAAATCCTGGTGGACATTCTAATTTTTTTACCCGTTTACCTTTTTTAATTCTTATAACCCATTGTCCACTTTCTATTAAATTTTCATCTTTTTTTTTATCTTTATCACTATCATCATTATCGTCTTTACCGTGCATAGTAAATCCATATTCATCTTTAATATACTTTCTTATAAACTTATAATTTCTTAATAACAATTTAGCATTTTCATCTAAATCTTCGAGTGCATTACGAACAGTTTGTTTATTTAAATCATTTTCTTCTGGACTTTTTTTTGGGTCATCTGGTTTCATAATGAAATCAATGTATTTTGTCATATTAGTAAGGGTAGGAATCAGATTCATTGCCGCACCAGTCATGCCAGCTATTAAACCTTCAATTGTTGGGTCTTTATCACCTTCTGTTAAAGCTTCGAATCTAAAATCTCTCCACTTTTTCCACATAGAATGATTCATAACTATATTCCAGTTAATATATCTGAAATTATTGCTTCGGTTCTACACCATTTATCGCAAACAGTTCCATCATTACGTGTATTTTCTTTAATAACACCTTCCGTCATTGGATGCATAAAAGCTCCATGTGTAGATGGGTTAGAAACAAAATCAAATGCTATCAATTCAAAATCTTTTTGTACTTCTTGTGTATCATCATCTTTTGCCGATTCGACAGAACCAAGTCCACGTGAAGAAATACCAAGTTTTATACGAGCTTTAAATAATTCTTTTAAAATGTTACCTGTTGGTGTTGATAATACTTCTACTTTACCAAGTAAATTATCACCTTCCCACCACATCTCTTTAACATTGTGTGATGTATTTCTTAAATTAACAACCGAAGACTCTGGGTGGTCTAATTCACCAAGAGCTCTACTTTGTTTAATAAATTCTTTTGTGTATTTTTTAGCTTCTCGTATTAAAACTTCTTTTGGATATATTCTACCATTTTGATTTTTAGAATTAGCTCGTTGTAACACGCCACTAACTACTAATCTTCCATGATTGTCCGTCATAGACTCGTTTATTTGTTGTGATGTTACCTCAAAAGGTAAAATATCTATTAAAAGTGATTTTGACATCGTTTTAACTCCTTACTTCATAAAATCAAATTCTTGATTATTATATTGTGATTCAAATTCTTCAGCATAATCTTTAGCTAATTGTAATCTATCCTTTTTTGAAAATATACTTGCGTCTCCGTCGGCATAATCTTTAGCATATACTTTAGCTCCATCATCAATTAAATACATAAAAGCTTTTATAGCTAATTTAGAATTATATTTACCCTTTTTCTTAAACTTACTCAAATTTTTAAGTATTGGAATATATCTTGATTTATAAAGTCTTGCATCATTATCAATAAAAAGACGCAATTCTCTACTTTCTTGAGATAATTTTTCTTTTAATATACCTCTTCTATCAAGTTTTATTATTTCTTCATATATTACTTTTAAAAGTTTTTTATTAAATGTTTCAACAATACCACCATACGCTGTTCTATTCTTTCGTGTTAATTCTTTATCAATAACTTTAAGTTTATTAATATCTACTAAAAATCTTATTTCTAAAAAATCTCCAGCCACATCATTTACTTTAACATTTTTAATACCATGTTTCTTTAATATTGGAAGTGCCGTTTTAGTCATAAACCTTTTATTTCCAGAAATGGTATGCATTTCTACATCTTCAGTTATAGGGTTATTACTTTTTCCTTCCAATTTTCTTTTCTCATCAATTTTATGTAAAACAAAATTTTTAGCTAATTGTAATTCTCTAAGAAAAGAAGCATCTCCAAATTTTCTACTCAAAGTAACAGGTAATGTTGCATTACTACCATGATTTACAAAATAAGCTACTCTTTTAGCATCTACCTTATAAATTTTTCTCCATTTATTTTCTGGTAGTTGATTTAACCAAGAATGTATTTCTTTTATTTTAAATCGTTTCACCTATTAACTCCTACTTTTTAAAATTTCTGTTCTCATATCGTCCAGTATTTTAATCCATTTATCAATAAATTGTAAAGTTTCAACTTTACTTGGCTCTTCACCACTAACTTTAGTATTTTCAAGAACCCATCTACTTTTTAAATTAGATAAACTACGTAATCTATGTAAAAAGTGTAGGCCATCTTTTTTCCAAGACGTAGCCATTGTATCACAAAAATCAATTAACTTTTCTTAGTTCTGGGTCAATAGCCAACATATATCCTAAAACTGTTGGTTTCTTATGACCACCACCATATCCAGACTTTTTCTTCTTTTTCTTTTGACTCGCCCAATATGGTGTTTTTAGGGGGCCTTCACCCCCATCTATATTACCAGTAACTGATGATTCTTTTATTACATCAATTATCATTTGTCTTAACAACTCTTTAAGTTGTTTAACTTTAATTTTTTGAGATGACATTTTTAACTTCTTTCACTAACTCATAATACCTCATTAAATTAACAACATCGCTATCCTTAACAATTTTATGATTTGTCATCTTCTTAGTTAATCTTGTAGCTTCCTTTAATTTTATAGTAGTAACTTTATCATCAACTTCTTTTAAATTTGATTTTAACGTTTTAGTTAATCTTTTAACTTCATTATTAATAAATTCTCTTAAAGAATTTGTATTTGAAATATTCTCTATATATTTTTTAAGTAAAACTTGTTGTTCTTCATTTAAAGATGAATACTTTGTATTAAACTTGTCTACTAAAATACTATAAGATAATAATCTCATATCTTTATCTTGTTTTTTATATTTTTCAATTATTCTATTTGTTTTTATACTACTATCTATCTTTTTTCTAATAATATGTTCAACTATTGCAAATCTACTTTTAACTTCATCTGCCGGGTCATGTTTTTGACCTTCGGTAGTATATCCAAATACTTTATATACTGACGCTAAGAGTTTATAATTGGGAATACGTGAACTAAAAAATTCACTAATAACATAATTATCTTTTATATCCTTAATAAGATTATATTTTTCTTGTTTTAATTTCTTATTGGATAATTTAGTTCTTGTTTTAATAACAGCATCAATTAACCTTTCGGCTTGATTTTCGTGTGAAAATTTTTCGTGTGCTAACACATTATAAAGTTGTAATTCTTGACCAAGTTCTGTACTTTCTTTAAAATATTTCTTAATCAACATGACAGCCGTAGATTTCTTTGTATCTTTCATAATATCAGCTGTAACTTGTCTTGTTAACAACTCAAACAATATTCCAGTATTTTTAATCTTTAAATGCTTTATAAGTGAGCTCATTTGTTACTCCAATTAATTTTTGTACTATGATACAATTATAAATATAGAAGAACTTTATTTATCGTTATCTAAAGTATCTTTTACTTCACGTTTGTACTCTTCTTCTAAAGAATTTGTTTCTTGTAATAATTGTAAATCTTTCTTTCCCATTCCTTTTTTCAACCTCTCAAAGTGAGCTAAAGCTAATGACGAACCACCCTTTTTCATATCAACGACTCCAAGTGGGTCTCTTCCTCTAGCCGAACCATCCTTACCAAATTTAGCTGATTTTTTTGGTCTGCCTGCACCTTTCCATCCACCTTCTGGTGAACCACCTTCTGGTCCAAGTTCATCTCCAGTTCTATACATACCATCATCAGTTGGCGATTCCAAATCATCTTCACCAAACTCATCCTCTCCAGGGCCACCTTCCGCGGCTGGGTCTGTACCTTCTTGTTCAATAGCTTCATATCTAAATTGTCGTTTTTGGTCATCAATAAGTTGTTGTCTTACAGTTGCTTTTTCTTGGTCTGAAAATCCAAAAATTTTATCATACACAAATTCCGTTGATAATATTTTATTATCTTTCATAGTTCCAGCTAAATCAATTTTACTTGACCACAACTCTACTTTTTCTTGTTCATATATCATAGATGGATTTGTCAACTGTAAACTAAAATTAACAAGGTCTGCATCACAATATCCTTGTGAATATAAATGAACAATACCAATTTTTGTTAACTCACTAACAACAATTCTTTGAATTCTTTCAATAGTACGAGCAAATCTAACATCTTCTGCTGCTAAAGTTGCTTTTGCATTCAACTCTTCTTCATAACCAAGAAACGCTTTAGGTATCTTTAATGCCGCTAATAATTTGTTTCGTAAATAATCAATGTCATCTACTGTTTCATATGATAATCCAGGAGCTTCAGTTATTTCAGTTCCACTATCTCCACCACGAACTGGTAAAAAGAAATCTTCTGTTAAATTTTGTATATTATACTTTAAATTATAATCACCTGTATCTTTATCTATAACTGGTGCTTTCTTCATCTTATTAATAATACGTTGCATATAATTGTCAACTTCGTTTGGTGGTATATTACCAATATCAATCTTAAAAATTCTTTTTTCTGGTGCTCTCATAATTCTATGAATTAACATAGCATCTTCCATAAGTGACAATTGTTTCCAAACTTTACGAGCACCTTCAACCATAGACTTACCATATGGTAAAAAATTACTATCTGATAAAAGTCTAAAATGTGCTATTTCATAATTTTCAAATTCATTTTCAACTTTACCAGCTTTATATGTATGTAAACTTTGTCCACCTTCCAAAATAAATTTCACATAATGTGGATTAGTTTCATCTTCTCCTTCAACTCTGGTAATATCATATGCAGATAATGGTACTACATTTGTAATTCCATATTTTTCATGAATGTCAAGTTGTAAAAAGAAATCACCATACTTACACATATTACGAATCCATGGCCATAAATTAAACTCTATATTAATAATATCATAATATAAATTTTGTAAAATATCATTAATATTATTATCTTCCGAATGTATTTCCAATATTTGACCATATTCAGACCGCATTGATGATTCATCTGCATAGATATCAAGAGCTGATGATATTATTGGGTCTGCATCCATTGTTTCATAATCTTGAAACAAACCAATTCGTTGCGATGATTGAAACATACTATTTTTAGTACCATAACCTATATTTGCCATGTTTGTGTATAATTTAGTAAATCTATCTGTGATATCTGAATTTATAGCTTGTACTCTATTTGTGTCAGCTACTTTTAACCTCTTTCCACCCGCATGCCTTACAATTACATTTGTTGAAAATAGTCTTTTTAATCTACTTCTTAAACTTTTGTCTGCCATTTTATCCTCTTATTATTTTATTAACCAAGTTAAATCTTCTTGTTCTTTACCAACATCCATCTTCCAAGAATCATTTTCATTTTCACCATCTGTATCATATATAGCTTGATGTGATTGAAAGTAATCAAATGAACGTTTTGTTAATTCTATACCTTCTGCTCTTAATCTTAGTGCAGTATCTCTAACCCACAAACCTATTGCTAAACTCATAACAAGGTCATCATTATATCCAGACATAGCTACAGCTTTACCATTCCTATATATAAATACAAACAACTCGTCAATTAATCTCTGCGAATGAATTTTAACTGATTTTTCTCTAAAATATTCATCTAATTTAGCAATAACAAGTGGTCTTGTCTTTTGTGTCATACTAAATCCAGGCACCATATTTCTATCAGTACTTCTATACCTATTTGTAATCTGTCTGGCCGTATCAACATAGGTTAAATCCTTTGATGTATAAAATAAATTTGGATATTCTGAATCTATTATGGTTTGTATAGCAGACCAACCAATATTATTATTTTCAACAATCAATAAAGCTTTATTATATTCTGTAGCTACACTAACACACATATTACCAAAATCTTTAGTTCCAATTTTACCTTTATATTCTGCAACTTGTTCCATTTGTTCAATATCAAATACATGAAACGCAGAAAAATCGGAGCCGTCACCTCTACTAACATCTGCACTAACAACATAATCTTTAGAATAATCTGGATACTCCCAAACCCACATATTTGAATCAAATCCTCTACGTTCTATTGGTTCTTTAATTTGAGTTTCTCTATATTCTTCTATAATCATACCATCTATTACTGTTTGACCAGATGTTATAAAACTACAATCACATTCTTGTGCCGCTAATGAAGGCCCTAATAAAGTATCTTGTTTTTGTCTCCATTCCTCGCCTCGTTCTGGATGTATTGTCCAATGTAACTTTATAAAGTTCCATCCACTCAAACCATCTTCTGCTTCTATCCATGTTTTATGAAACCAATTACCAACACCATTTGGTGTAGACAACGCAATACATTGACCACCCGTAGATAACGTTTGTGATGCGGCTGCCCATATCCTATCAATATTTTCAATAAAAGCCGCTTCATCGAGAACAAGTAATGACAACGCTTCTGAACGACCTGCTTCGTCTGAACTTGCTACAGCTTTAACTTGTGAACCATTTCTATATCTTAATGACAATTTATTATCTTCTACACAACTCTGTTTTAACCACGTTGGTAAATTAGCATGCATTACACGAACTTTAGTTACAAGATTTTTCGCTGTATCTTGTTTTGTAGCTATAACAAGAATATTTTTATCTTCATGAAATGTCATCATCCATAAAGAATATCCCGCCGTTAACGTAGAAAGTCCTAATTGTCTTGCTTTAAGAATTACATTAAGTTTATGACCTTTAAAATCATTCAATGTCTTTTCTTGAAAGTCCCAGAGATGAAATGGTATTTTACCTTTTATTGGGTGCTGTATCATACAATACTTTTTCATAAAGTATACTGGGTCTTTAGCACATTTTACATACTCAGACCTAATT